ATTTTTTATTTTTGACTTTAAAACGCGGAAATATTAATTTCTATCATTACTTAAAGATTAAAATATATAATTAAGTATAGAGAATAAAATGAACTTTGAAATGGAAACCGTTGAATGTTTTACCTGCGGTTGCGAATATACTGTATTCCAGAATAACGACTACGGCTACTATAACTGCTGTAAGGAATGCGGACAGAATAAATATGAGGAGGAACAGGAAAAAGAACTACCTGTTCTCCCTAATGATATTTTCTCTCTGATTCTCAATATCAGAGGGGAAGAAATGAAAAATGATTTATACAAGAAAAAGTTTAATAACTGTATTGCAGATATAAACTATTTAGGTGAAACTATGTGTGACGGCTGGGACGAGGAAGAGTGGGAGAACGACCACTCTGACGAGTACTCACACTACTATAGAATTGAAAATATTTTTGATACTATTACTGACTGGAAGATAGACGAGGCTCAAGAGGACGCACTTGACAAATACCTAGAAAGTCAAGAAGCGGACTACTCTACTCACCCTTCTCTTCTTGCCCTTTCTTAATGTAAGTATCCATAGCAACTTCTTTACTGTGACCCATAATAGCATTGTCTTTTTCTAATTCCTCCTTCATATCAGCATACTTAGAACTTAAATATATTTTTCTCAACATTGTAGTACTTATACTTTTACCCATGAATTTTTTTGTTGTCTTAAGTAGTAATTGTGTTAATGCATTTCTACTTAATGGCTTACCTGTTGAAGAAGTAAACAATACACCCATACCGTTTATCCTGATATATTGTCTTAACAATCTTTCAAGGTCTTTCGGTATATCTATATTTAATTCTTGATATTTACTTGAAGTCTTGTATTTGTTTAATACCATATACATGGCATTCTTATTAATTACTAAATAATTGTTTTCTTTCTTTTCACTATCACTTAACTTATTATATGCACGTTTATTTATGACTTCCATACCAGCAAGATCATTACGTAACGGCAATCTAGTATAAATATTAAATAAGGTATACACCATAATTAATTGTTTATCTTTAGCCGTTAAATCTTCTTTTTTCTTTAACTTTTTATCTTTAATTTCTTGACCCATTTCTGATATCATTTTGTTTACTTCTTCGATAGGTACAAAATTGTTCTTTTGTTTATCACTAATAACACCTGTAGCCTGTTCGTCTTCATACTGCTTATTCAATTTATCTCTCATATCAGTATATTCTTTGATAAGGTCTTCCTCACCTTCTTTATCCGCCATGAGATACACAACTACAGCATTCAAATAATTCCTACGTGTTGTATAATGTAGTTCTTTTAATTTATCTTCTACTTCGTCCGTCTTATCTAGAAAGTCTAGATCTTCAGTGTCAAATAACTTCATTAATTTCATTAAATTAGCTCTATACATGTTTATGGTAGAATCCTTTGCATTAGGGCGAGATTTCTTGAGAATATCTGTTAGTTTTTCTTTATCCATTATATATTAAATAAGATTTTTTTTTTAAATAAAATAAACGGACAAAAGTCCTAGAAGTCCTAAAATTAAATGGAAGTAAAAGTATATTTTGAATATGGCGATTATAGAATCCATTATTCTCTGTTTTTGATTTTTACTTTTTCACGGAATATTTTTTAGGACTTTTAGGACAAACAGGACAAAATAAATTATAAAAGAAATTCATGTTCAACTTATTCAAATACAGTATCAACTACACCGTCTCTAATAACCATACGCTTCTCTAACTCAATGTATACACGCTGAGTCATAGGTAGTTCGTCTACTGCAAATCCAGAATACTTAAAGTGAATCTCAAGACCACGACTATCTACACGCTGTCCGTCTGGGAAGCGGAACGCATTGACGAAGAACTGTCCTGAAAGTTCACTTTCAGCGTCAAGTGTATATCCCTCAAACTTAGAAGGAGCAAGTGAATTACCCTGACGAGCATACATTTCACGAGTCACGTGAGGTACAGCTCCTTCTGTCTGCTGAACTCCATGATAATGAAGTGCGGAGTTTGAACGATCAATAGGGAAGATAAATGCGTCATTCTTCTTAATATTAGCTGTGAGACTTCCATATTCAAAATCAGAACCCTCACTTCCAGTATAGGTTGCGACTGCTCTGTAATCATTCAATAGAGTCATTTGATTATGGTCTTTAACTGAAGAACCACTCTTATCAGTAGTAACCATTACGAACATTTTAGGGACACGTCTACCAGCACCACCCACGTTACGCACTAAGTTCTGTCCTTCAGCTACAGAAGAAATAGTTGTCTTTGTGAGACGTGGTTCTAGGAAAGTGTACTGGAAATCCTTATTAGCACTTGCATATCTATTCATAGCTTCACCGTCTAGGAAAGTGTAATCAGCAATGAGACGCACGTCGTCTTGATTGAGTTGAATTGCTGTATCTTTGTCTGCTTCAAGTGTAGCCTCAAAACAAGCTCTCTTACCTACAGTAGAGGCTAATGTGAGTTCAATCTGAACCTCCTCTTTAAGCATAAATAAAGGTAGACTTACAGAGCGGAGGCAAGGTATAAGCTCGTCAAGGGAAAGGGAGAAAACTGGAGTAGAGTTTAACTTCTGGAAAGTTTGCAGTTTCATGTCAGTGTCAGTTGAAGCATTAGCAACCGTGAACTCACGACCTAAATCCATTCCGACAAACTTAGACGTATTTGCATTATCTTCATATACGACAGCATTAGAAATAGCTCTACCGCTTACATATTGTTCGCGATCCTTGACTACCTGCTGGTCTGTGAAAAGTGACTTGTAGTAGCTGTAGTGAGACCAGTCGTCCACTTCACAAATAGTCTTACCACCAATCTTAAGGGTTGCTCTCTGAATAAGAGAACCAATACCTACGCCTAGTGGAAGGAAAGAATCTTTAGAAGGCGATTGAAATGAAAAAGTAATACGAGACTTAGGATTTAGAATACCTTTATTCTGAAGCTGGAATCTTAGGAAAGTATCAGAGAAAATAACAGGTTCAAGAATATCAGTATCTATACGCTGTTGAGAATCACTTTCTTCACCACCTACGTCTTGAAGGAAATCAGGAATATCGTCTTTAGAATAACTCATTTTATACTAAATGAAATATAAAAAAAATAAATAAAAAATATTATTTAATAAGTGTAGAAATTACTGCATAACTTGAATCTGTCCGTTGTTGAACATGAGAGTCTGTTTCGCGTGGACGAAAATGAATGCGGAAACTGGGTGATTGTCAGTGAGAGCTAGATTCATTTGTACTCCAAATGCTTCATTCATAAAGTTTCCACCAGCAGTATCAGAGCCTACCGTATCGTATGCAATACCTAGGATATAATTGAGACCACCATTTAGGACACCATTATCATTAGAAGTCCAGTCTTTATTTGTATTAACAGGAGACATAATAGTATGCGAAATCTTGTTAAACGGAATAATTGCATTCATACCGTTACGAATGACCTGAGGATCAACCTGCTTCTGTTTACTGGTTTTCTTGTAAATAGTATCAACATTATAGTCAAGAGGATATCTCATTCCACCCTTAGTAAATACAACTTGAGATAGGTCAGCAATAGCACCGTCACTTCTAGTAGGTATTAGTGTTGCCATGCTGTTGTGATTGAGAGAGTTGAGGTGAGAGCTAGGAATAAAATTCATGAATACACTATTGACACGGCTGAGACCTAACGAGAAATTAATATCAGCATTCGTAGAGTTAATGGTCTGATAATATCCAGAGAAAGAATTGTATTCCAGTTGACCTCCAGTCGTAGGCATATCTTTAGGGTCTGGTTCATGAACCTCACAGATTAATTTACAGTTGAAGAGTTCATAGAAAGCACCTAAGAGATTCCCACCACTAGCGTCTCCATTATTGTCAAATAAAACTGCTGAACTAGGGGCGAGGTGTATATCGATTTGCAACCCACCAATTCCAGACTGTGCTGAAAGATTTATAGCGGAAGTCCCAGTTAGGAGTCCTGAAGGCAGGTGAATACAGAACTCATTCGCGTTATCAACAGTTCCAGAAGCAGAACTTTCCTGTACTACAGAACTCATTTGTCCTTCAGTTGAAGGAAGGGTAAGACCTGACTCACCATAAGCTCCGATAAGGTGTTTCTCGTCTGAAGTGGTGGGAAAGAATGTAGAATAGAACCTGTTCGCGTGTCTAAGGTGTTCGATTGTTTGTTTACTTCTTGCACTAGATAAAACTAGCTGGTCTATACATGACCATACACCAAGACGACTATCCATTCTTAGTCTATCACCGGTGCTAACAGTTCTAGCGGTGTCCGTGTATGCGTTGAACTGACCTACAAATCTGACAGAGCGAGGAAGGAGCATAGCCTCCTGCTCTGAAATCTGAAAACTAATAATGGGTCGACCCTCATTATACGAAAAGGAAGCATTGTGATTTTGAGGCTTGATCTCAAGGTAGCGGTTACTCATTTTATACTATTTAAAATATAAAATAATTCTTAAAAAGATAAATAAAAAAACTTTACATAATCATGAATTTCTTTAGTATTCAATAGCAACACTATCACCCTTAATCATAATTCTCCTTAAATGGAAAACAAAATTATTCCATAAATGATTTTTAGTAGGAGGGGTAGTTTCCTGATAATTGACCTGAAGATTGAAATCCTTATTGCGTGTGTCATATACACCTTTACCTAATGCTAATGCACGAGAAACTAAAAAGTTTCTATTGTATTCAGAAAGATTCTTAGCAGAAATATCAGATTGTACCAGAGCTTTCGTTGTCTCTATTAATTGCTGAGCGTCTATAGAAGTCTTAGAAGAAGTCTTAGCACAGCGGACAGGTCGCGACGGCTGGAGTCTTCCGTCATAAATAAATTGATAATCTGTAAGGTGGTCTGAAATACCTCTCATTTGATCTACTGCGAATAAAGTCATATCTTCAGCATTACCAGTTCCACCTATATCGTATGTCTGGTGACCGTTCATTAAATCCTTTCTGTGATATACAGTTGCGTCCGTGGGTTGACATACAATAGCCTTCGCCCTTGAATTAATTAGAGGAAGTCTAATATTAGCCACAACGTCCGATTTATTCTGAGAATATTTGTAATTTTGACAAGACAAGATATCATGGACAATCATACCATTTTCTTTCATTCCACTCATTACAGCTTGTACGTATGAACTTCCCATATCTACTTCCTGTACTACAAGTTCCACGTTTGAAAACTTATAATTAGGTGCGTATGAAGTTGTCCTTGTATGTAGAGTATCTGAATACATAAACCACCCACCAGCTATATCTGAACCTGAGTTTAAGTCAACACTGGCGGTCAGTTTAACTTCAAGCAATCCACCATTAGTCCCACCATTAGCGGTTGAAGAAGCATTTATTTCTTCAATAACAGCTGGGGCTGAGAATGTGGTATGGTAAGAGTTTGTAGGGTCTACTAATCCTACACTCTCACCCACCACAAAACCACAGGTCTCAGGAGTTAATTGAGAGTTAGTCTGTCTTAAATAAAAGGTCTGGTGACCTGAACCACTAACCCAATCGTCAGGTGCGGTAGAACCATTGATAGAATGGAACTCAGGATTCAACTTAAGTCGTCTGTTTCTCATGACAGTGTCAAGTGGACGTAAAACCTTGAATGCGTCCTCTAAGGTTATGACAATTTCCAATCCAGTCAGCATATTAGCCCATACCTTAGAAGAGCGGAAAATACCTGTTTCTAATGGTATGCAAAGTTTAGTAGTAGTGAACTCAAGATTCTCAGCTACTTTATTTCCAGAAGCATTTCTCGTCTGGGTAAAGTATGGATTAGTAGCAGTGCAATCAGCACAGCTAGAACGTGTAGTTCCTAGTGTACCTCTGGTCTGAGGTTTCCATACAGTAGCACCTTCAGTTAAAGCACGTTTGTTTTTGTCACTATCATTAGTATCATAATCACGCATAATTCCTACCATGGCGTTGTAGTTTGTAATCTGTTCTAAAAGTACTGATCCCTTCTCTGCTGAAGTATATATGGAAATATCTTTAATAATACTAGAACCAGCAATAGTTTCGTCTAATTGAAGACATGTCTTATAGGAAGCATTTGCGTCCTCCTGAACTAAAAAGTCACCTTGAATATAGCATTCGTCAGGCTTAATAAATGCTGTAGTGGGTGGAACTTTAATTCTTAACTCTTGACCTCCTTGAAAATCAAGACCATTTAAAACACTGATAGATTTTGAAGTTTGCTCTATGGGAATGTTGCCCTCAGCTTTCCAGAATGAAACACTCATATATTTTATAATAACTATTATATAAAATATTTTGAGTAAAAAAAAATTATGAAAAATAATAATGAACATGAATTTCTTTTATTGTTGCTGTCTTGCAACCCCTAATCCTCCAGCTTGAGCTGAGGTTACTCCTACTGCTTCTGTTCCTAATCCTGCGGATTCTTTGTCTTCTTCTTTCTTTTCGTCGTCTTGAGCTTGTTTCTTCTGTGGGTCAACGTTCATTGCTCCACTAATTTCACTTTCAACTCCAGAACCTAATGTTGCTAGTGTACCTAATCCCTGTAGAGCTAATCCTAGTGGAACACCTACTCCAGTCGCCTCTAAACCTAATCCTACTAAGTCTGCTACTGATCCTCCTATCTGAAATACATTACCAAACTTATCAGCGGTAGACTTCTTAGACCACCCACCATTTTCGTCAGATACAATAGCCATACCTAATCCAGCTACAGCTCCCAATCCACCTACACCTTTCAATGCTTTAGCTCCAGCCTTACCTAAGAATCCTGCTGATTCACCTTCAAGTTCCGCTCCAGCTCCACCTTCCGAAGCTTCTGCCGTTGTTCCCCTAGGTGCTTCAACACTTTCATTTACTTCTGGTGTTTCAGTTGTAGGTTTGTTAGATTGTAGACGTTCAGCAGTTTCTCCTAAATCTTGTCTTGCTTGATTTACTTTTTTACCGATATTATTAGCCGTAGCCTTGTATTTTTGCATAGAATCAAAAGTCGCAGTAGCATGTGCTAGAGCAGAACTACCACCTACAGCGTCTTTAATCTGGGTAAAGGTTTCAGCGTCGTCTATATCTTGTTCTGCTTGTTTTTCCCTGTCTCTATCGTCAGAAATATCTTTTGTAATATCTCTGTTCTGGGCTTCAACACCGAAGTTATAACTTTTTAATTCCTGTTTGAACTCAGCGTCTCGTGTTCTATCAGCACTAACGAAATCCATATTTTATAATATTTAAAATATTTTATTTAATATAATTAAATAATTAATCATTATGTTCTACTTCAACTTCTTCTTCACTCTCTTCCTCCTTCATACTTTCAAGAGGATATATTTTTTTATCAAAATTAATCATTACTTCAGCAGGGTTCTCACTTAAGTTCAAAGTCATGAAATTATATTTCTTTTTTGTTGCCTGTTTGTATAAATCCCTGAAGTTCTTATCGCCACCGTACATTGAAGAATACTCCTCTGACAGCTTGTCAAGTTCCGATTCATTCTGTAGTCTACCTATTAAAATCCAATTTGCATTAGCTCGAATCGTAGGACTAACCTTTCTAAATAATTGTGTTGATATCATGAGGAGCTGAATGTTTGAGTGCCTATAGCGACTGGATATATTATTTAAGGCGGTTGTTTTTTCACCTAAACAATCGTCAAGAACTAAACACACTGAAGGTTTATCGTCACCATAAGCGTCCTGAGATTTTACAAGATCATATATCATATTGTCCGCATAGTGATCTTCACAATCAAAAGCTTTCTTAAGGAAACGACTCGTTTGATCGTTATTAATTGTATTACTAATAATCTTTACATAGTCAAAATAATCCTGACCGTAAAAGTTTTTATTTAATAACATATTTGAAATTATAGTTGACTTACCAGATTTCGTAGGCATTACTAACAGGACACAGGAAGGAGGGGCTGGTAAGTTAGGGTGTAATGGTTTTACCTTTTCTTGAGGAGGGTCAACAACTTTTAGAATCTTTAGTTTCTTACTCATTATTTATATTATATACATTATATTTTATTTTATTTATTTTTAATAAACACAGGATTTATATCAACACCTATATAGTTCCTATTTAATAGCTCACACCTTTCACCCACTATTTCGTTGTGGTGAGTCATATCTAGAATTGTGTCATGCTCCTGTGAATATGTTTTTATAAAATAATCTATCATTTCGTCGCTTCTTGTAATACCATTACCTTTACCTTTTCTTATAGGATATTCTAAAAATGTCGTAGGATATTTTCCCTTGTGACCTTCTTCTTCAATATATTCATTATCTTTATTCACACCTTTATCTCCCCAGTATGCATTCTTACCTCCATATTTTACATTTCTTTTTTTAACAAACTTTTCTCCTATCATTTGTGGATTATAAGTTCCACGTTTTTTATAATAGATAAATATTTCCTCCATAGTTCTTAGGGGCTGATATTTAGCTGAAAAGAAACCTGTTGAATTATTCTTTTTCCATGAATAATTATATTTAGGTTTTTGATATTTTATTAAATCATAAGTAAACGGAATTGCAGAATGAAGAGCTATGATTCCATTAGGTTTCAATACTCTCCACATTTCAGGAAATAATATATCCCATTTCAAAGTACTATCCCATTCAGCTTTAGTTTGTGAATTAAAAGGAGGATCAGTATATATAAAATCAATACTATCAGTTTCAATTGTTTTTATAACTTCATGAATATCACCTTTGATATATGTTGACATTTATTTAGATTTAGATTTTTTTTTAATTAAATGAACTTTATCTATTTTATGAGCTTTACTTTTAGGATTTAAAGAAGCATAGACCCTAGCATAAGCCCAGCGTTCTTTTGATTTAACATTAGGTCTAACTGAACTAGGGTTTGATTTAAAAGCACCAATACCTTTATTATAGATTGTCTGAATACCTTTTAATTGATATCCTGTTATTTTTGATATTTCTTTTAGTGAATGGTCTTCCTCTTTCTTGAACCCATACTTACGATTGAATTCATGTTTATACGTCATTTATAATAAAGGATATAAAATTATTTTTTAACTTGAATACAAAAACTTACACAACCGTCTATACCCTTCGCAATAATCTTTTGATTGTGTTCTACACAGAACTCGTCTACAGCTTGTCTTGTACCGAAGTGATAATACTCTTCAGCTTTATCCATATTCATTTCATAATCATGACCCATAATATATCCGCCGTTTTTCACTTTTTTATATGATAATTCAATATCTCTTTTTACTCCTTCGTATGAATGATCTGCGTCTATATAAATTATATCATATATATCGTCTTTTTGTTCTGATAAAAAGTTATTAGTATATGCTTTATAGAGATTCACATTTTTATTATTTTTATATTTATTATTCAGATATATTAATTGATTTTCTAAATCACAATAGCTTACATTGTTTCCGTCTACGTCACCACTACTTAATGTTCCCTGAAATAAATCAACACCGTCTATAGCTCCGTAATCTATATTCTGTTCTATAAAATCTAGGAACTCGCCTTTGAAAACACCCAGTTCACATATTTTAGGTTTATTAATATTTTTTGCAAACTTAACAATCATATCATTTCTAGTATCATGAATTTCCATATCTGATTTGAAAAATATATAATGGAACATATTAGGCATATTAGGTTCAGGAATCTTTTCTAATTGTTTGAATCCTCTGTCTAGTAACCCCTTGATAATCTTGTCATAATCACAAGCCTCAGGTCTATCTGTCTCAAACATAATCAATTCTAATTTATCAAACAGTTCTGGGAATTGATCGTAAAAGGTTTCTAGATATCCTTCACAATCCGCAATCAGTACATTAAAGTCTACATTAGGTAATGGAAAACATTCAGTTTCACTATCTTCAGTTTTGATAGTATGAGTTGCATATCCGTCACCAACAACTTCACATTTCTCATTTCCTATAATTCCTTTAATAATATTAAAATCAGCTTTATTCATTTTCATGTTATTCTCTAAACATTCCCAGACTCTTTTGTCTGGTTCGACTACATAGTGATTCTTTTTATCTTTTAACTTTTTATTAGCGGTAATAGATACAGAACCATATCTCGCACCTAGTTCTAATACCTTGTCTGTATCCTTAATATATCTTTTGACTAAAGCTTGTTCTATAAACTCCATATTTAAATTAACTGGATTTCCATGTTCATTTAATAATTCTAATGGTAATTCATATTGACGAACATTTCTCATACTCTTTAAATACTTTGATAAATCTTTATCATACTTAATATTGATATTGAAATGACCGTTCATATCTTTAATACCTCTCATTATTTCCTTTAACTTTTTATCACTACATTTAGGAATGAAAATATCAATAGAATCTTTAGGAGGTTTATGGTGTGGTGCAATTGTTAGATTATTTAATTTTTCATAACTATTAAATGTTGAACCCCATTCATGACTAGCATATACTTTACCGTGACCTGTATACTTCAATCCTGTATGGTGGTCTGGTAAGAAATAATATGAAGGGAATATCTTTACCTCAGGATTGTCACCGTAATAGTTAACCATTTTAGTTAACAATTCTGGGCCGACTGATCTCCACGCAGGAGAAGTAATACGGTTATTCATTATATAATCAATACAACCTTTTACTATTTTATGATTAGGAGGAAATCCCATAACAGTCGTAGCACATAGGTTAGGTCTTGCGATTTCATTCTCCCAGCAGAAGAAAGGTTCATTCAACAAGAAATCGTCTAAAGGTTCTAAACTTATTATATCAGCGTCAATAAATACACCTCCATATTGTTCTAAAATTAAATATCTATACATATCAGCTTTACCATTCAACTCTTCCATACAATCAATTTTAATCTGATATTTCTTTTTAATCTTTAATCTGTCTGCAATAGTCTTCTCGTCCCAGAAAACATAAGTGTACTCAGGGTTCATTCTCATGACAGAGTTCATAGCATTCCTAGGAGCTGGTTTATCACCTATCCATAGTTGATTAATAATTTTAGGAACTTTCATTTATAATATAAGAAATAAAATAATTTTAGGGATTTGAACTTTTAGGACAGGTGTCCCACTTTTTTTAGGACACTTTATTTTTTAGGACACAAAAACAGGACACCTACTTTACGTCTCTAACCGTCATAAAACATAAGAAACAATGAATAATTATATATAGTAAATATTAAAGTGTCCTAAAAGTCCTAAAAAATATTCAAAAATGAAAAAATAATTTCTAGAAAATAGAAAAGGGAGGAGTGATATTTGTATTAGAATAATTTTACTTTATTTTGATATATTTTCTGGGACAGTCCTGTTTTTTCTGGGACACCATGAATTTCTGGGACACTTTAAAATAAATGACTAAAGAATCCAGCGTCACCATATTTAGCGGACTTAGGTGGTTGAAGTGCATTATTGATTACGTTCATATTCCTTTGATCCCTACTTCTCTGTGCTTCGTCTTCTTTCTTCTTTGCTTTCCGTTCCTTTCTAATTTTATCATATCCTTCTATTGCGTCCTGCTGTAATTTTCTAATTAATTCTGGGTCTAAAGCTTGAAGTGTTGAGGGTAGTGTTGAATGTACATGATTCTGTGGTTTATCAGATACTTCTTCTTCTAATTTTTGAACTCTTTTAACCTTAACTTTCTTCTGTAATTCTTTCTCTTTATTTTCTAGTTCTTTCATTTTCTTTTTCTCTTCAGCCTTAGCCCTACGTACTGCTAGTGCTTTTTCACGACCTTTTCTTAGAGTTTCCTTCTGTGCTTCAGTCATAACTCTTTTCTTCTTTTCCTTAGGTGGTGGTTTATCCTTCTTCTTTTCAACAAAGATATCTTCTTCAGGTATAGTATCCTTAGCCTTTACCTCAGGTACAATCTCTTCAATGACTTCTTTTACCTCTGGTTCTGCAGTAGACTCCTCTGTGTCACTTTCAATCTCAGCCTCAAGTGGTTCTAAATCTTGCTCTATTAGTTTTACAACAGGTAATATTTCCATTTATTCTAAGAAATAT